ATCACTGACCTTTGTAAGACTCTGTTTTTTCATGCGAAAATCTCTAAGATTGAGTAAACCGTCTTTTGATCACACTCCCCGCACGGATAGCGCCTAGCGTCCGGCTCTACGTTGCCATAAAAGGCCCCGCAAGAGATGCAATAGCCCTCGTCAATGCCCTCATAGACTGCATGTTCAAGCGCTTCTAAAACTGCGTCGGGCCCTCCTATCTCTTCCGTGATGAAGTCAATGGTGGATTGTGTGGCTCCTTTTATTAATGGTTGAGAATTCATTTCTTAAGCATCAGTTTGATTATGATCACCCACATTGCAGCCGTTAGACTCACCGTGATGGCCCAAAACAGCGAAAAGGTTCGCTTTGCCCTCTTCACTTGAAGGCCCTCCTTCCGTTGCGCTTCTCGATTAACTTAAAATCAAGAGTCTCCGTGCGCTTGATTATGTCGGTCATGACATCCTCATGGCTAGCCCGCAAGAGCGCTGCTTGTATGTCTGCGAGCGTGCTTCGTTGTTCCTCGAGCACCGTGATGATTTCACGGATTGTTTGATTTGTCTTTGTTCTTTTGTTCATTTGTTCGTTTTGTCTTGTTAGCTAGTCCAATAATTGGGCCAGTGGAGAGATTACTACTATTCCGTTTTGATTCTTGCAAGAAAAACTTCAAACTTTCTCAAGGTTGTTTTGAGTAGGCTTGGTGTGACTTGGTGCGTTCGGAGAGGAATCGCTAAGGAATCACTGAGGAATCGCTGAGCTTTCTAAAACGTAAAAACACCCACAAACACTCACACGCACCCGCGCGACGGCTTAGCGCTGGCCAATCGATCACTTGTTGCTTCCCATCGATGTCCCCTAGGCCCCCTTGCTCTCTTTGGGTGCCTTCGAGCTCGCCCGCCTGGCGTGAAGATGTCCCCAGGTTTGCGCTTTGACTCGCTGAGCTCGCGCCGAGGCCCTACGGGGTGACGCGGCACACTCTCCGTATATATAACCCTCTCAGACTTTTTTGCCAAAAATAGAACAGGGCCCCTAGCGATTACTAAGAGCCCTGCCTAATGAACAACACGATGCAAATATAGAGCATAAGGCTGACTTGGTGCCAACCTCGTGTTTAGTTATAGGGAAACTGAGTGATTCGTCAAGCCCCTATTTGTGTCTAAAACAAATCCCTTAGGGTTACTTAAAGACATCTAAGAGATATAGTTGTAAATGAATAAAATTAAAGAATATAGTGTTCTCTTAGTCATCTCTAAGAGTACTTAAAGAGAGAAATTAACCCTTGTCAATAGTCTTTTTTACTCTCCCTATACGATCATTGATATAAGACATTTATAATGAATCATTTACAACTACTACCAAGTGAGGATGTTTTGGCTTCCTCTGTGTGTTTTGTAATATGCCTCTGCATACTTTTCTAGCTCCATCTTAAGATCGTCCTCCTTTCGCTCTAGGATGCGTTCTGACGCGTCTTGGGCCATTTGGGCGGCCCAGTATCCAACTGCCATCGAAAGCGCGTCTAAGCGGTCGTCATGCGTCACAGCGCCCCTGTCACGAGTTATACGAGTCATCTGGTAGATCAACTGGTATTTCAACGCGTGGTCTTTAGGATAGCTCTGAGTCGTCTCGTAGTCGTTCTGGATGACCTTCGGGTCAACCACAAGCTTATGGCCTGTCATCACTGGCTCGAGGGTATCAATGATCCTTCGTTCCTTCTGTGTGCTGTGCCTCACTTCCTCAATGGTGCACGGATGGACCTTGCGAAGTATTGGTTTTAGTAGTTCAACAAACATACCATCCCCGAAGTTACTCTCCACGACGATCTCATTGACCTTGTGTTCTTTGGCGGTCATCGAAAGGAACTTAAGGGTTTCCTCAGAGTATCCCCCTTGGACCCCTCCAGCCGCCGTGACATACAGGAATCCGTTAAGCATCTTAACGACCGCATAGCCTGTCTCGTCTTTGCCTCGTCCTGACGGGTCGATTGACATGACGCTCCCGGTATACTTAACGTGTTCGCCAAGCACCTTCATGGGGCGATAGAATCGGTCTCCGGTCATCCCTACGTTAGGTATTGAGCCGTCCCACTCGAGCTCTGGGTCCCGAGCCCACACTAGGCGTTCTGGGGCCAGTTCGTTATCAAGGGACATCACGATAAGGTCCGCAAGTTTCAGCGGATACTTTTCGACGTCACTAAGGTTTGAGTCCAACATAAATTGAAGAGCATACCCGGCAGAGCCGTAGGATACTTTACGTTCAGCAAGGTCAACATCAGAGAACCGTAGTGGTTCTGTGGACCTTCCTTTTTGTTCTATATCAACACAACAATCAGCGATGTGCCCATCGTAACGCTTAGCGCTTTGGTCTGGGGTGACATACTGAGCAGGCCAGATGCGTGTCTGGTAGCCCCGCTCGGTTAGCTGACGGTATATTGTGTCTTCGCATTGTGGTGTTCCTAGAAAGATTATCTTTGAGTCATCGTTGGGCTTAAGGATCGCATCGAACTCTTTGACTTGTTCTCCGAGCTTGTCTCGCATCATTTGGGTCGCCGAGTTGTTTGGGACCTCGACGTCATCAGCAACAATGATGTCGGCACGAGACCCGGTCAGTTGAGATGTGATACCCAGGGACTTGACGGAGGGCGCGTGGGCCGCTGGGGCTGGACCGACGTCGAATGAGATCTTACTGAATCGTTGTTTGTCTTGGGGAATGAGGTGCTTAAGTAGGGGCATCTCATGGATAAGCCTAAGAGTAAAAGTTGAGAAGTCATCTGCTCGAGTTTTTGAAGCAGAGACAACAAGTATATTCTTTGAGGGGTCGAGGAGCAACTGGTGGACAACGTAAGCAGAGCAGATCCAACTCTTTCCAACGCCTCGAAAGCCTTGAATAACTGCTCGCTTGTCTCCGTGCTGCATGTAATCCGCGATCTCATATTGAATAGGTGTAGGGTCAGGTAGGTTAAGTTGCTTCCATACCATGTATAGGAAGTTACGGAAGTCTTTGAGCTGTGCTGCTGTTTGTTTTATATCAGCCATTTCTTGAGCGATTTCTCCTTTTTGATTGAATCCTTAGGTTTGCTCGTGTGTTGTTGTTGGGGTTCCTGTCTTTATGATCAACGTCCTTCCCCTCCAAAGTCTTCCTGCCTACCTTTTTAATCATCAACCTGCGTGCAGCGTTGCGCCCGGCCCTGCGTTTCTTCTGGGTCGGCTTGGCGTGGTAGGTGTTGTATTCGTTCTTGTAATTTCTAGCCATTGGACGTCATGTCTACGATTCGATCTACATTATCATCATGGAATGGCAGTGCGTTTACCAGTTCGTGTAGTGGGGAGTTATCGGTGGCCACAGCACTCACGTTGTTATCTTTGAGGAACTGTCGGACCGTCGATAGGTCTGCGGTTGTTGCCTCTCCTGACTTAACGCGCATCAAGAACTCGTCGATGAGGAGGTCCTGGAGTTCGTATAGTTTATCTGATTTATCCATATTATTTAAGTTCCTTAATGATTTTGATAGCAAGGTAAGTCAGGGTTGCTAGGCCTACACAGATAGCAACAACATCGTTAACACTCTCGAGGGTAAGGGTCCCAAGGAGTCCGGTGAATCCAATGAATGATGGCATGTATGATGAGTTCATGTTACTGGGCTTTGTAAGAGTCAACGTAGCGCTGGTAAAGCTCTGGGTTTTCTTCCAGGACTTGTTGTTTAGCCGCTGCATTGTAGGCAGTAATTATTCTTCTGATTGCTTTTGCTTTCGGGCTTGAAGAAGACAAAGAATTCCTTGAGTCGGCATCAGGCATTGACTGGTATCTCTTGTCCTTAAACATCATTGCAAGGCGCTCTCTTAGAGTTTTTCCTCCAAGTTTCTTAGTCCCTACAAGTTCCATCAGCCTCGAATACGTTTGTTGTTTTGTTTTAGGATTGTAGTAATCGCGCATATCCAAGTCCTCATAGCCTTGCCTGAGTGTAGTATCTGGTTTTCCAAAACTAGCACCTAAGTTACCTAACTCATAATCTACAATGTTCTTTGCGGCATCTTTTGAGTAAATTGGATCAACAAACCCTTTGAATCCTCCTGAAGACTCAAGGGTCTCAACGTCCCCTAAGAAGTTATACCGAGGTGGGAGCTTGCCTTCTAGTCCTGGTGTTCGTTTAATCATGTAGTCCATGATCCCTCTGACTTCTCGTAGAGGCCTGTCTTCTTGGACGTTCATGGTTTGGTTTGCAAAGTTAGGAACAAAACCACCTACAATACCTCCTAAGAACTTCTCAGTGTTGTTTAGGGGGTCTTTCATAACCCCGAACAAGTTATCGATTCCTTGAACATAAGACTTGTTGGTAATGTTATTGGAGAATGCGAGTGACAACACCCCGAAGATTGTTGCTGAATCTTTCTCATCGAACTCATTATACTCAAGCCCTTCATTAATATCAGCTATAATCCCCAGCATCGTAGCCATTGGGTCTAAGCGTTGGTAGCTGTGAATCCTATCGCCTATTCTAATTGAGTAAGGTTGATTATCCAGTAACCAGGCTTTACGTGTATCTGGATCTTTAGGGCCATACCCACTAATTACCTTGGAGGAGTCTTGGCTCCCAAGGGTGTAAATTAATGCAGCAGTGGTAGCAACTGACATAGCAATCTTCCCTTGAATCTCAGCGCGTTCCGTGCGGTTTCCTTTAGCTAACCCCTCTCTATATTTAGAGCTAAGCATCTTTGTGGCATGTATAGGGAGCCCAAACGGGGACCTTTCAATACCAAATTGAAGTATGTTAGTAGGTGTTCGGACAAACGGAATAACAGCAGTCATCCATGGGTTCTGCACAACGATGTTGGAGATCCCCTTAACAATACTGTTTTCCGAGTCTTGAGTGTGTGTGTTAATCTTTGCCCCTTGCTCAGCACGGGCTGAAAGCGCCCCTCGGTTCCCGTAGTCAATTTCTACCCCATCCTCAGTAATGAAGCGTTTCTCTTCTTTCTGTTTTTTGATGTAGTTAGTAACAAAAGTCTCCCTTTCAGAGAACCTAAGGTTTTTCTTATCAGCCAGTTCCTTAGCGGTCATCACCAGGTTCTTTTCGTTAAAGACTCGCCCGGTCTCAGTGATGTGTGCGTTCACTCCTTTGTGGACATACTCACCCAGTTGATTCCCTACTAGGCCCTTCTCTTTTCCTTTAAGAGCTAACTCAGTCATCACGTAGCTTCGGTAAGACATCGCCTTGAACAATTCGTCCCCTGTTAGGAGGCCCCGTGAAGGGAGCCTTACAATAGTTCCAATGGTGTTTATAGCAGACCCAAAGGCACCTTCGCGGTCTGATTGGATTGCGTTCATGCTATCTTTAGCGTCATCAAACTGCCTTGAGTTAGGGATACTGATTGCCTCCCCAGACTTCGCAGCCCTCATAGCTAAGTTATACGAATCCATAATAGCTTTAGAGTCAAAAGCGTAGCGGAGGGTCTGCCTAGCAAGCTCAAAGTCTCCAGTTAATGCAGCACCTCCTGCCCGCTCTAAGGTCCGAAGGCCATAGGTAATTGCTGAACCAATCATGTTGACCTCAAAGGTAGTTATCCCAGAGAGCAACGAGTTGATCCAATATTCACGGACAACATCAAACATGCGTTTACCCATAGACTGCTTAACAATCTTATTGAGTCCCGCCTCGATGCCATCAGCAGTGCGTGCTGTAAGAATTAGTTGTAGTAGCTTCTCTTGGCCCATGCTGCCCCTACGGTCTGCTTTGTAAGACTGGATCGCCTCCATGCTTTGCTCTTGTAGCTGAGATAAGGAGTTATCAAACCTCTTGGACTTAACATCCCCATACACAAACTTACGTTGAAGCATTGCTAAAGAAGGGTAACGACCATACAGCCCCCATAGACGTTGAGTGCTGACCATTAACTCCATCTGTTGAAGCACCTGAGCATACTTAGCATCATACATGTCTAGTAGCTCTGGGTCTGCGTTCTTCTGGGTTCTCTTAAGGAGATCACTGGCTTCCTTGGCTAAGTTATGGACATTCTCCCCAACGATGTTGTTAAGCATCTTGATTGCAAGTTGGTCCTTAAGCATCTCATCAAAGACTCCTTCAAGCTTTTCCCCTTTAGCCTCAAGCTCTTTAACCATCTTCTGCACATTGTGATGGTTTACCCCAAAGGCATCACTAAGCTCCGCGTTGATTCTCTCTACGCTTTGCTTGGGATTAAGTAACTCATCCGCTGATGTTTTAGGAATCTTAGCTTCCTTACTAAGGAACTCTATCTGTTCCCCCGCAAGAGCCCGTGCAATTGTGATGAAGTCTTTCTCTTCTGAGATAGTCCGTATGACTCCTTTGATTGCATCAACACCCCCACCTGGTCCTGCATCTTTAAGTGCACGCCTAACAACTTCTGTAAGAGCATTCTCATATTCCTCAGGATCACTCGTTGCCGGGTCCATTGGGTTGCCATCTTTATCAACAACACGACCAATAGGGACTTCGTCTTGTGGGTTAACCGCTTTGACTTTTCCTCCACGAGCTTTTAGGTATAACTCTGTTTCCCTCTGTATGTTATCTGGGAGATTCCTTAAGTTGATTTCTTTCTGAGAAGCATCCAGGAAAGTCACCTCGACATGGTCAGGGTGCCCGTTGCCTTCTTTTATCTCTTTGATGTCTAAGGTGATGTTAGCATCAGAAGCTGCCTTCCTTAAGAACTTACCATTGCGAACTTGAGTGATGATTTGTTTCTTGTTTTTACCAAACACATTCTCTCTTGTTTTCGTCATTGCAAATCCTATTGCTGATTCTTCAGATACAGCTTTGCGTCTATAGGTATTTATAACGTCACCATTTGGTGAAATAACTTTGACTTCAAACGAATCAAATTGCTTAAGGCCAGACTTCTTAGTGCCTCTTTTATACTTAGTAGCCTTAAACTGATAATTGTCGATGTTAACTTTATCATCAAATTTGATAACATTAGCTTTGACAGAATCTTCACGAGCATCCCTTGCTTTTCGTATTGTGCTATTAAATACTTTATCTACCTCCCGCATCATAGCTTTGCTATCTTCAAAAGATACCCCTGCCTTTTTAAATGCTTCTTCTAGTTTTCCTTCAGAAACTCCTCGATAAAGGTCAGTCCCGCTAAGTTCTTTAACTTGCTTTGCAAACTCTTTGTTAATCTTAACCTTATACTTAGTGGCAGCGTTCATCAAGAACCCTAAGCCCTTTTCAAACTTAGCCCCTGCCCCTGCCATGCTCATCTGTTCAAGACCACTAATCTCATCATAGGCATCTATAGGAGTATACTTTCCTGATACTGTCTCAGGGTTTTTCCCTGACATTCTAAAGGTTTGGTTGTCTTTAAATACTGAATTACTAACAGACAATACCTCATCGAGCATAGAGGACTCTTGAGGTTTAAACCCAAGTATCTTAGCAATCAACTCCTTAAACTTTGTGTATACAGTTGCAGGTTTCTTGCCTTTAGTGATTGTGATTGAAGCTAGTTCTCTTTGGAACTGAGGGTCCATGAAAGCCTGTGTGATAAACTCATGGATATTACCAAGGCCATATTGAGCACCCTTGCCCATGACCTCATCAGGAACTCCCGCAGCTCCTTTCTTACCTCCCTGACGTAATAGTGCTGATTGGCCCATCCGATCTACCGCCATTAAGTAGAGGTCTCCTAGCTCTCGAAGAGAAGTAGGGACTTGCTCCCCCTTCGTATTCTCTCCTGTTTTTACTAGTTTTCTTAGTTCGTCTAGGTATGCAGAGCCCTTAACAGCTTTCCCTTTTGCGTCTCTAACGTAAAAATTCTTATAAATAATATCAGTAGAAAGAGAGTGAATATACTCATGAACTACTGTTGATAACTTATCATTGTCATAAAGTTGAACATTAGAGTTATATTCGTTCCGTGAGGACACAGCGTTAGGGGAGTAATACGCTCTTCCTTCTTTTCCTACTTCTATATCAACCTTTCCTAAGGTATCTCCAAACCTATCTCTTAATGTTTTTAATAGATTAACCTGATTTAAAGTATCTTTGTTATAGGTCCCTTTCCCTTTATCTATTGAAGAAATAATTCTATCAATAAACCCTAAAGATCCCGTTTCTCCTTCAACTCGAAACTTACTAAGTTCAATTACAGCAGAGTCATCATTACTTGCTTTTGTTATATAATTATATACATCTTCAGCGCTGGCTTTGCGCCCTCCTGCGCCTGCTGTAGCGAAATCCAAGCGCCCCGTAGTCTCATCAATAATGAAGTCATCCAGTGTTAGTCCCTTCTCTGTTATGAATTCCTCCATCTCCTCCGGGGTCGATTTCGTAGCAGACTGCCCTTTAATGCCTGTTAGGGGGTCGTCAAGCTTCCCATAGTCAAACTTAACGGCATCCTCACTGCCTTCTGCAAGCGCTTCATCCACAGCGTCTTCTGGTGATTTACCCTCCGCAATCTTCTTGTTGCGTTTCTTAATCATCTTCACACTTGAGATAAACGGAGCAAGAATAGCACCTACCCCTGCCTCAATAAAGACTCCCTCTAAGGCATTCTTAAAGCGTCCTTCGATCTCCCCGTCTTCGTCAGACGCTTTGAGATACTCGGTGACTGGGTTCTGTAGGTCTGGGTATTGATACAACAAGTTACTTAGGCGTTCTTCCTGGGCATCAAACATTAAGAAGTCAGTTGCCACTCCTGCTGCTAAGTTATCCCCGAAGCGTCTTAACTTGGTATTCTTGGCAAGCTTACTTGCTTCTTGGTAAGATAACTTACCACCTCGAGCAATTTTATTTGCTACGTCTGCCCCTAGATACTTCCTGGCGTTAGCTACGCGCCCTACTTTACCTAATGCCCCTACACCAGGCACAAACCCTGTAGCGAACTGTGCCATGCCTTCCGCAAAACTACCTACCATTGTGTTTGAGGTCCCCAGGAATCGAGTGTCGTAGTCTGGGAGTATATCCCCTACCACAAAGTCGGCGAAGTCGTATAACCCTTTTACGCCTCCCTCAACACCTCGAAAGGGTGCTGCGATTGTGTCATGTAAGGTAAAGAACTCCTGCTTTGGGGTTTCCTCGTCCAGTGAGCGTGCCCCTTGAGATAACAAAGGGTCAAGTGAAGTAGGATCTATAGCCATGTTTGTTTTTGGTGTGTATTAAGTTTATTGAGTTTCTTT